TCCCAAGGTGTACTTAACGTCATAGACATTACATATCTAAGCCCTGCCATATACATTCTTGTACCATCTGGTTTAAATGTTAAAGCTGTATAGCTATGGGTGGAATTCGCATGTCTAGCAGATTTAGATGCATAGCTAATTGTCGAGACATCCCAAGCAGTGCTCAAAGAATATTGGTAAACATACCCGCCAGAACTGCTAACAAACATAACCGTACCGTCTGGCTTAAATCTAAAACTTTGACTTGTATCTGTAGAAAGTTCTGTAAGTTCACTGCTGGTAGCTACATAACTGGCAGTAGAGGCATCATAAGCAGTAGAAACGCTATATGAATACACATATCTATTAGACGATAAAACAAACATTTTTGTCCCGCTATCACCAAATACCACTTCAGTAGGGGAAGCAGTTTGTGCACCAATAGAAATTGATGATACTTGGTTACTCGCTGATGGCGCACTGTATGGTTTATTTGATGTAGCAGTAGCCAGTAAAGTAGTATATCTACTGTTAGTTACATATGTAATAAAATTTAATGTAAAGCTATTAGCGCTTGTAGCTGTATTAATACCGTCGCTAGCTGTGAATGTTAGACTAAATGTGCCAGCATAAGCTTCAGTTGTAGAAGGAGTAACAGTGAATACATTATCGCTCTGAGCAACAGTAGCGGTTGTGCCACCTCCATTAGTTAAGCTTCCAGCCGTTACGCTATATCCATATGTTAATGGCACGTCTTCAGGGTCATTTGCTGTAATTGTAATTACAGTAGCAGTTCCATCAGTTGCTAAAGTAAACGGAGTTGTTCCTGCTGAAGCATCTTGTACAGAAGTAATATTAGGGTTAGTGTTTACTAGCGATATAGAATACCACCCAGAACCATTATTAATGTAAAACCTATTAGTACTATTAACATAAGCCATAGCACCGGCATCATTACCTGACAGCGGTAAAAGCTCAGCGGAATCATAAACAGAAGCTCCAGCAGCTACATCTGCAAATACTATTCCTCCAGATCCAGTACTTTGAAGGAACTGCCCATTGCTGCCACTATCTAGCACATTAGCTAATGTGCTTAAATTCTTTGCATTCGCTGTCATTGTTTAGCCTCTATACTACTTTAACTTTAAAATTGGCAGATATAATAGAAGTAAATTCAACTGTACTTGTTCCAGCAAAATTTGCTCTATAATCAGTTTCAGGCACCGCTTGTCTATACTTTGATGCCGCATCATAATTAATTGTAACACCATCTGATATTGGGCTAGTACCAGAATCAGCATATAGCGCAATCATTAGATCTAATGTATCTGCACTATCTTGGCTAAAATGATATCCATCAGCTACTGAGTCAAGTTGAGCTTTATTCATTCTATTAAACGCCTGAGATGTTAAAGCTTGCTGTAGTGTTGCGTGTTCGTTATTGTTTGTACCATTGACCCAAGTTTCAGACGTGCCATACTCTGATTCAGTTCCAGCGGTATATTGATATATTACATCATTAGCGCCTATTGCATAAAATGTGGCACCATTATGCGAATAGAAAAATGCTTCAGGTACCGTTGTTTGACTTGATATTGACACTGAAATACCATCTTTATTTATGGTTGATAAATCCCAAGGTGTAGACAAACTATATTGATGTATTGCATCAGTATTATATCCAGCAAAATATAATTTTGTACCAGTATTGTTAAATGTTACTCCAGTAGTACTACCTTCAGATGACGGCGCTTGATCAAAGCGAATCTCTGCTAAATATGCATTACTAGTAACATCAAGCGTGGATAAATCTCCAGGAGTAGAAAGGGCATATTCTCTTAACTTATCGTCTTGACGGCTACCAACATAAAATCTAGTATCGTTTTTGCCTATAGAAATTATCTCTGTACCGTACGCGTCTGCTGGGCTTTTTAATACATTATTATATGAACCGGTAGAAATGTCCCATGGCGTAGACATTGTAAATTCCATAATACCACCATTAGTACTATATGAACCACAATAGAATTTAGATCCATTTGAATTGATAGTAAGACTTGATAAAGGATTATTACTATTTGTTGACATTGCACTTACTAAACTAAACGTTTTATTGTCATAAGAAGCTGTTGAGATATCATATGCAGTAGAAAGAGTATATTGAAATATTCCCCTAACACCACTAGACGCAGATTGACAAACATAAAGTTTAGTGCCATCTGGCTTTATAAAAAGATCTAAAGCAGATGTGCCTTCCGCAGAAACGTCCTTTGATTTATTTGCATACGTGGTGCCAGTTAACGATGGAACAGAAGTTCCGCCATTATTATTATATTGCCAAGTTCCGGAATTATTCTTTGCAATTTTTCTTACACCATCTGATGCCTTTGCTACACCCCAACTTGTTCTATTGTCTGTCGAGACTGCATAGAATATATCACCAGCATTCTTGGTTTCGTCTGCTGCCATGGAGTTGATATCTAACCAGCTTGATGAATTGATTTGACCAGAAGAAGAATTAGTAAGAGCTGGAGAGTATGTAGAGTATGGATGTACTGAAGTAGTTCCACCTGTAATTTCGTAGAATTTATTATCACCAGCATATATAGCCCACATTCTTTTTCCATCATGAGACATTTGAAGGCCACCATAATTGATGGAATTGGTATTCCCAGTTAATGATGATAAATCTATAGTGCCTGATGTTTTTGTTAAACTATTACCAGAATTACCTACACTAAATGCACTTCCTAGTGCATATACTTCAGTACCGGCATTCCCTAAATTACTGCCATGCATCATAATTTTTAACCCATCTGCCGATATTACTATTGCTTCTGGATCTATATTTCCATCAAAGTTTGCAAAAGATGTATATGACATAGTAGACATATCCCATCCAGTCGAAAGTGCAAATTCAACAACTGAGTGGTATGGATTATTATCCCACATTATTGTTATCATTTTTGTTCCATCAGAATTAAATTGAAAACTGAAGGGATTAAAATTCGTTGTAGACGGAACTCCATCAGCACCACTAAAACTATTCCAGTTTCCGCCACTATTAAGATAATAATAGCCATTGTAAGACTCTGTACTTGGTGACCAAGGTGTACTCAGTGTAAACTGTTTTATTGCATCAGTTCCATGATCACCTACAAAAAGTTTTGTACCATCAGAGCTTACAGCTAACCCATATTGAGTAGTATTAAGTTGCCCACCAAAATTATCGCCCGCAGCTTCAGTCATAGTAGACAGATCAAATGCTGTAGATAAGTTCCATCTTTGTATGTTTCCAGATGTCATAACAAGTGCTATAGTTCCTGTAGGATTAAAAACAACATTACGAAGACCATTAAATGCGCTTGAGGTAGGTGAAACATTATTATTGTAAACCATTGAAGCACCAGCACCACTAGAACCTGTGGGAAATACAATATCTGATGCTACTGAATAACCACTCAATTGAATACCACTACCATCAGCCTTACCTTGAGCACCGAACAGTTGCCATGAAGAAATTGTAGATGTATCCGCAAAAGCAGTAACTGACTGATATGTTCCAGAAGTTGCTGTAATAATAGCAGAACCAGAGTTACCGACTACTTTCTTACCTACATCTGCTTCGTTAAATGCAGTACTAGTAGACACTGAAAACTGTCTTACATAACCATTGAAACTATCACTTATATACATCTTACTGCCGTTGTTATTAAAAGTTATATCGGCTGCGCCCGTAGTACCTCCAAATAAAGTAGTTACATCTGCGCTTGTGTTTGTGTAACTTACTGTACTAATATCATATGCGGTACTTAGAGTAAATATATGTGGTCCTTTAGTCGGCACATCATCGTTATTATTGACAAATAGTTTTGTTCCGTCATTATTAAATTCAATTCCATAGTTTGCCCAGCCGGTGCCGGATAGAACATACAGTGTTTGGCTTCCTGCAGTGCTAAGATCATAATTGGTTGATAGAGAATATTCTGCAATTCTACCACCAGTTGCGCCGCCATCAACTATTGAAACAAAAACTTTTGATCCATCATTATTAAAAGTAAATCCCCAAGCAAAATTATGAGCTGTCAAATTTAAATTTACGGAATCGTAGCTTGCTGTACTGATGTCATACGCAGTACTTAAAGAGTACTGCCAGATTCGACTTGAACTTGCTGAACCATTCCAAGCCACAGTATAGAGTTTAGTTCCGTCACCGTTAAATCTTGAGGCAGTAGGGTATGTGAATTGACTAAAAGAGTATGTTTTACTGTCATATGTATTAGTACTTACATCATATGCTGTGGAAAGACTATATTGATATATATCTCCACTACTATTATGTGCAGTTACATATGCTTTAGTACCATTGTTATTAAATATTGTACTATAAGCTGTAAGGAATCCTGAGTATTGTGCATTTGAAACGCTATCATACGTAGCATTAGCTACATCATAGTAAGTTGTATTTGCGGCACTGTTTGTAAAAGTACCATCTCCAGTTGCGCTTGGAGTTAAATTAGCAGAAGAATAGGAAATAGGCTTTTCATCATAGAAGTCATAGTTAGTTCCGTTTGAATTAACGTCCCAGTTACCTTTACTACTTATCCCAATTTGAGGCACCTCTTTATATGCTTGAAGAATAGGAACAGGAGTAGAAGCTTTTGATAGTGTTATATTAGTTGTTTGATTTGAATCCATAGAAGCTGTAAGAGATCCAATTGTTTCTCCACCAGCGCTTACTTCACTTGTAAATGCAATTGACCCATCATCTTCAATATTAATATTTCTAGCTAGTTTTGCAAGATTAAAATTCTTAGTTGCCATCTGCATCCTCTTCATTATCATCTGGAATTTCACCTGATGACTTTTCTTGTGCTATCTGATCTTTCATCTCTTTCATCGCATCATCATCTAGTAAGAGAACGTTTTTCATTACATATTCTTTAGAGAAGAATTCACCAACATACTGCTGCATTGTATCTAGAGTCTGTAATTTTTCTCTAAGTAACTCTGCATCTCTTAATTCAGAGAAATGATTATCTCTAATATAATCAACTACAATGTCGTTCTTCCAATTATCCCAATCTTCTTCGGTAATGACACCTTTAAGCATTAACTGCTTCTTAAGAACGCCTAAGAATAAGCTTGAAAACTTATTGCGCAATCTATCAATAAACTTCTGAAACTTAAGCTCATCTCTATTTATCTCAGAAGCTCTACCTAGTAATCCAGCTGCTTGATCTTGTTCTAGGCGAGAAACAGGAACATTAAGAGCTTTATACATCTTCTTCTGGAAGTATAAGATATCATCAATCTGGCCTAGATTCTCACCACCTGGTAAAGTAGTAATCTCTGTACCTCTACCACCTTCTCTGCGTGGCAACCAGAAGTCTTCGAGCATGGACATATGCTTTCGATCATCTCTGATCTTACCTGTATCAGCGTCGTACACAAGTTTATTACGATAGCGAGACATAATATCTTTCATATATGTTTCAGCTTTGCCTCTTGGCAAGTTGCCTACATCAATATAAAAGATTCTACGTTCAGGTGCTCTAGCTAGTCTGTAAATAACTAACGAGTCTTCCATCATCCGCAATTGGTTAATCGGCTTTAAAGCTTTATGAAGATGCGATACAATTCTCTTACGATCGATATCGAGCAAGCCAGAAGTAACATAAGACACAGCATCATTTGATAGCTTTACGCCTTGATTCGTTCCACCAGCCTTTTCTTGGTAGATATAAAATTCATTTACGCTCTCTACTAATGAAGCGCCAGTAACTTCGTCTTTTTTCTTTTTTACTTCTTTTACCTTACGAATCTTAGCCGCATCAATTGGTCTTATTTCTTGAATGCCTGCTTTAGGTTGAGATTCATTAATAACAAGGTGGTGATATACTCTACCATCAATATACCATCTTCTAAATATATCATGACCTAACTCTTTGAAGTTAAGCATAGAACAAACATCTTCAAACTCTGTAGTAATTACTTTCTTAAGTTGATCACTAAGACCCTCAACATGATCTAAGATGAGAGTAACTGGTAGTTCATTCTCACCTGATACGATAGATTCGTTTACAATATCATCAATAGCAGCATCTACTTCAGGATGATAAGATACAGCCCGGTATTGTCTAATATTCTGAATATTATCTTTTGCGTGTTCGCCGCCATCTACGTTGACATAAGTGCCATAATGCGAACCGGCTGCTGTAACATATCCAGCTCCGTCCTCATCTACAGGGGGAACAATAGAACGAAGTTTATCATCGGACTTATCTTTTGCCCGCTTAATTTCAAATCCAAAAAGTCTTATACTATCATCAGCCATGTTCGTTCCTAAAATTAGTTATAGAGGGGCCTTTAAAGCCCCTCTATCTATTTATAGTGCTTTAAGAAGTAGTCGCTGCTTCCCAATATTGCACTTGGAATTCAACTGTAAATCTTTCAATTTCATTCTCTGAAGCATAGCTCAGATCAATTGGAGATAACCCTGTAGGGAAACATCCTCTGAAATTATAAGTTTTAGCGGTTGTGCCGTCTTTGTTAAGCTGTTCAACAATCAGGTCTGCCTCATAGTCAACAGGATTAGTAAGACCTGTATTTGCACTATGGGCATTCATTCCGTTCATCCAACGTTCCATCGCATCCCGGACATTAAAATCTGTGTCGTTAATAATAGTTGGAGTCCACACATCAAATGTACGATCCCCAGCCATTTTTAATTGACGACCACGGAAAGGAACAATAATTGTACCTACTGTTGATGCAGGCAACTGAGCTGCCTCACATAAGAACGATGTAAGTTCTACATCGCCGCCAGCATAACCTGGAAAGTTAATAGTGGCTTTAAAGAGATTAGGTCTCGCTCCACCACCACGTAACTTGGCTTTAAAATCATCTACGCCTAGTACTGCCATTTTTTATCTCCTTATACCTGCAATCCGGCTACTTCTTCGAAGTCGACACCGGTTCTAACAGCTACAAAGTTTAGTGTAATGTAGTTAATAGAGCGGGCAGGCTTAATGAAGATATTCGCAATGAATTCATTTCTATCTACCACAGTGGCAGTGTTGTTTGTTTCATCACACACAACTCTGAAATCTGTGATACCTCTTCTTCCTTTGACTTCTCTTAGGAATGGCTCTACAATGTTTACAAACTCGGCTCTTGTGAACTCATCATTGAATTCAAAGATCGTGTTTCTTGCCGCAAGTGCAATTGCGCGCTCAACAGTGTTAAACAATCTACGCACATTAATTCTGTCAAATGCAGAAGGCCGTGACATATTTGTTTTATCACCATATAGCAACACACCTTGACCCGGAAGGTTTGCAATCGGATTAACATTTGCTTTGTATAGAGCATCTCTTTCAGCTTTCGAAGGGCTGTATGAAAGAGCAGTAATACCTAAATAAGCACCTCTACGTGACCCTGCTGGTGAGTACCATGGACCGGCATCTCTATCAGAAGCTGCCATAATACCTGCAGTAGAAGATGCTGCTGGAATTTGGATATATTTATCATTGTACTTGTCATACACTTTAAGATAATTATTATCGATAAACAGGTATGAAGTATCAGAGAAAGTAGCAGCAGTAGTTAGTGCATTAGCATTAGGTGTAGATGAGTTAACAATATCTGCTCTTGCTGGAGATGTTACGACAACGCAATCTTTACGTAGTGTACCAGCTGTAGATACTAAATCATTTACTACAGTAGTTTGATCTGATCTAGTGGCCATACCTGGCGCGATAAGAAAGTCTACTTCGATATTATCTTTATCTTCAAATAGATCAAATCCTAAAGCAACTTCTGCTGTACCTAATGCAGCGCTGTTAACACCGTTAGCTAAAGACAAATTGTCTGCTGAATCTGTTACGGTATTCATCCAGATATATTCTGAAGACCGGTTGATAACATTTTTTATATAGTTAGTTGAACCATCATCATTCACGGCATTTGCATTTTCAGATACAAATGGGAATGTCTCTAGTACAGTATTTACCGATCCGGAGATATCTCCATCCTCGTCAACAACTACTACATGCTGTTCATTAGCAGTCGGCGCAGCATCAAATTTAGCAGCATATGCCCAACCATCCCAGGTTAGCGGTCCAGCCACTGATACTTTTAATGAATTACCAAGGGCCCCAGCATATTTTGCAAAGACTTTACCAGTCCATGTGCCAGCTTCCCATGTATCATGATTTTTAATCAGCGCGGCGGTGCCGCTTGCGTCGGTTGCATTCCTTGCAGCAGAGGTTACTGCCCTTACTACCTGCAAAGAGCTAGAATATTTTAGAAAATGTGCAGCAGAATGAAAATCTACTGAATGTGTATCGTCTGGGTTTCCAAACTGTTCAGCCAGCCCCGCTTCGTTAGATATAAGCGTGACGCTTTCAGCTGGTCCCCAGCGAAAGTTACCTACAACCGCGCCAGTAGTAGATTGAACATTAGGCACACCGCCTGTAAGATCAACCTCTTTGACTACGATTGCCGGCGACTCCGAGGGAGTAAATAATGCCATTGTTCGTTCCTTTTCCAGTAATCGAATTATAAGTTTTACATAATACGGAATTCAATTACTGTTATTTATAATTTATTTTATTTAGTAAAAGTTATCGTTAAAATTGTGTTCAATTGCCCATGGCTCTCTAGGATCTACGGTTCTTTCTACTTCTTCTAGTCCGTCATCAACGAATCCAAACGGAACCATGTCATTATCAATTTCTTGCATTCTATTTTTATACATCATTTCTTTTAGATTAATATCAGTAATTTCGCCAAACTGGCTTGAAAGAGAAAAATATCCAAACATTACAAGATTCATCATTAGATCGTCATGATTACCATCAGATGCTTCATATGATTGCCCTTTAGCAATAAATGTCGATATTTCTAAAATAGTATTTTCGTCTACTA